AAAAAATGATTAATGATATGAATATGCCCATTGACATGATGGACGACATTGAGCCGATGGACGACACCGAGTTGCAGGGCATTGTCTCTGCCGAGCTGGAGGACGCTGTCAGCTACATCGACTCTGATGTCTCCCCCATCCGCGCCCGAGGTACTGAGTATTATCGCGGCGATCCCTTTGGTAACGAGGAAGATGGGCGCAGCCAGGTGGTGGCGATGGAGGTGCGCGACACTGTCAGCGCCATGTTGCCAAGCCTGATGAAAGTATTCTTCAGCTCAGAGAATGTGGTGGAGTATGTACCGCGTGGACCCGAGGATGTCTCCGGCGCACAGCAGGCTACAGATTACGCTAACTACATATTCAGCAACGACAACAATGGTTTTATGACCACCTATGCGTTGTTCAAGGACTCGCTGGTGCGTAAGTGTGGCATTGCCAAGTATTACTGGGAAGAAACCGAAGAGGTCAAGATCGAGGAATATTCTGGCCTTGATGACCAGACTGTGCAAATCCTGATGCAAGAGGGGTCAGAGGTCAGGATTGTGGTTAGCTACCCTGACACATCGATCCCGATGGAGATGATGCAGCCACAGCCTGATCCAGCGACTGGCCTGCCAATGCCTATGCAGCAACCCATGTTGCATGATGTGCAAGTCAAGCGCAATACCAAGGATGGACGTATACGTATTATGGCCGTACCACCCGAGGAGCTGGTGCTGGATCGCAGGGCGAGATCATTTGATGACGCCGGCATCATTGCCCACCGACAAATGGCGACTGTCTCTGACCTGATCGGCATGGGGTATGACCAAGACGAGATCGAAGAGAACATCAGCAGCACCGACTTGGACAGTAATGATGAGTATTTGGCGCGTCAGCCTCTGAGCACCACCATGGGCGCAGGCGACAGTCTAAACCCAATGCAGCGCAGGGTTTTGTACATTGAAGCGTATATGCGCGTGGACTTTGATGGTGACGGCATACCTGAGTTGCGGAAAATCTGCTGCATGGGTTCGGGCTACAAAATGGTGCGTAATCTGCCAGCCAGCTACATCCCATTTGTGGACTTCCCTTGTGACCCCGAGCCACACACATCACCACTAGAAGCAATGTCGATCTTTGACATTACGCACGACATCCAAGAGATTAAGTCCGAGATCATGCGTAATACGCTGGATTCTTTGGCTCAGTCTATCCACCCGCGCACAGCGGTGGTTGAGGGGCAGGTCAATATTGATGATGTGCTGAACAACGAAACTGGCGCGATTATTCGGATGAGAGCGCCTGGCATGGTGCAGCCATTTAGCTCGCCATTTGTTGGACAACCCGCATTTGCCATGATGGACTACATGGACCAGATGCGCGAAGACCGCACCGGCATGAGCAAGGCCGCGATGGGATTAGACCCTGATGCGTTGCAGTCAACCACCAAGGCGGCGGTGGCCGCCACTGTCAGCGCGAGTCAGTCAAGGCTTGAACTGCAAGCACGCATTCTCGCCGAGGGCATGAAAAAACTCTTTAAGGGTATTTTGTATCTGATGACCACCCACCAAGACAAGCCGCGCATGGTGCGTTTGCGTAACGAGTGGGTGCAGATCGACCCCCGAGTGTGGGACGCCAGCATGGATGTCAATGTGAACATTGGCCTCGGTAATGGTGACAACAACGAAAAGCTGGCCGCGCTAAACCTGATCATGCAAAAGCAAGAGCAGATCATGGCGCAGTTTGGGCCGATGAATCAGATCGCGTCTTTGCCGATGTACATCCGCACACTGCAAAAAGCCATTGAGTTGTCAGGAAACAAGGACGCATCCAGTTACTTCAATACGCTGCCTGCCGACTTTCAGATGCCTCAAGAACAGCCCAAGCCAACCCCCGAAGAGGTGCTGGCGCAAGTACAGGCGCAGTCCATACAGGCTGACATTCAGAAGAAAGCAGCCGAGCTAGAGTTGAAGCGCGAGCAGATGGTGCGTGATGATGATTACCGAAGAGATCAACTGGCGCAGGACTTATTGCTCAAGAAGTATGAACTTGAGTTAAAGTACGGCACACAGATTAGCACTGCTGAGATTGACGCTCGACAGGCTATGGACAGAGAGGCAATGCAGCAGCAGACGGCTCTTGTGCAGCAGGCGGTGCAAGCCGCCAACCAAGTACAAGCGCCGCCAGTTGAGCAGTTGCCACCCACCATCAACCCTAATGGAATGGTTCAATGAACGAAGAACAGGTGAAAAAAGGTCGTAGGTCCGAGCAGTTTATGCAGGACGAGGTATTTTCAACGGCCTTGGAAAAGATGCGTGGAGATTTGCACTGGGAGTTTGAGAACAGCAAACCCGAAGAGGCTGCCAAGCGTGAAATCATTTGGGCGCAGTTGCGTGCCATAGAGAATTTCAGAAATGAAATGGCAAAAATGATCGACAACGGCAAGGTGGCGCAACGCGCCATTGAGCGTGCATCCAAGAATCTTGTTTAAATAGGAAAATAGACCATGCAGACAGTAGCACCAACGCCAGCCGGCAGTGCAGTACAAGGTCCAATGAATTTGGCTGAAGCAGCCAATGCACTTGCAGGAATGCTCCCCGATGAGGGACAAGAGGATTCAAGCGAGGCGCAGTTGCCCGATGAGGGCGCGGCGGTAGATGAGGAATTATTGGCAGACGCAGACGCGGCTGATAATGAAACAGATACCGAACAATCCGAGTTAGATGAAGACACCGAGGAGCAAGAACAGCCACAAGTCTTCTCCGTCAAGATTGACGGCAAAGAAGTCGATGTGACGCTGGACGAGCTACAAAAAGGCTATTCAAGGACTCAGGATTACACACGCAAAACGCAGCAAATTGCCGAGGTGCGAAAGCAGGCCGAGGGTGAGTTGCAGGCAGTGCGTGCCGAGCGTGAGCAATACGCTCAGTTATTGAGTGCGTTGGAAGCACAGGTTCAGCAAGTGGCGCAGCCAAACATTGATTGGGATCGTCTTTATCAGGAAGACCCCATCGAATGGGTACGGCAGCGCGAGGTGATGCGGGACAACCAGGACAGGGCGGCGGCTATTCAAAGTGAAAAGCAGCGCCTGACTCAGTTGTCTCAGCAAGAGCAAGCACAGTTCATGCAACAGAAGTTGCAGCAGGAACAAGAGTCTTTATTGGCGGCTATCCCTGATTGGAAGGACGCTAAAAAGGCTCAAGCTGAAAAGGCTTTGCTTGTTGAATTCGGTCAAAAGATCGGGTTCACACCAGATGAGCTGAAAAGTGTGGTGGATCACAGGGCGGTCTTGATGTTGCGTAAGGCAGCACTCTACGACCAGATGATGTCCAAGAGGGGCAACATCAAGCCAGTGACCAACAACGGCCCTCGACCTGCCAAGCCTGGTGCAGCAGGAAGAATCTCAAATACTACTGAGGTAGTTCGCGCAAAACAGCGTCTTGCAAAAACTGGCCGCATCGATGATGCGGCTGATGCAATTTACAAACTTTTAGGATAGGAAAAATCATGGCTATTGTTAGCAATACATTTCTGACTTACTCTGCGAAGGGTATTCGGGAAGATCTTAGCAATGTGATCACCAACATTGCGCCCGAAGAAACGCCTTTTATGTCCAACATTGGCCGCGAAAGCGTGACCAATACTCTGTTTGAATTTCAAACAGATACTTTGGCCGCAGCCGCTGCCAATGCACAGCTTGAGGGTGATGATGTCGGCACTTTTGATGCGGTGGTTGCGACTGTTCGCGTTCAAAACTACTGTCAGATCAGCCGCAAGACTATTGTCTTGTCAGCTACTGAAGAAGTGGTGAACAAGGCAGGCCGCCGTAGCGAACTGGCTTACCAGATCGCAAAGCGTGGCTCTGAGTTGAAGCGTGACCAAGAATTCATCATGTTGCAAAACACTGGTGCAGTTGCTGGTGACTCTACTACTGCGCGTAAGACAGGTTCTTTGACGGCCTTTTTGAAGACCAACATTGATTTTGACACCACCAATGGTGTAAGCCCAACTTACACCACCTTGCCAAGCACTGCGCGTACTGATGGCACTGTTCGCACTTTCACTGAAACCATTCTCAAGAATGTGATTCAAAAGGTATGGACTGCTGGCGGCACACCAAAAATCTTGATGGTTGGCCCTGTCAACAAGCAGCGCGTGTCAGGTTTCACTGGTATCGCATCTTCACGTTTCAACATTGATGGCGGCGCAAAGCCAGCCACATTGATCGGTGCAGTTGACATTTATGTCTCTGACTTTGGCAATGTGTCTGTGATTGCAAACCGCTTCCAGCGTGAACGTGATGCGTTTGTGCTTGACCCTGACTACGCCAAGATGGTTGTGCTGCGTCCTTATCAGCAAATCGATCTGGCTAAATCAGGCGATGCCGATAAAAAAATGCTCATTGTCGAGTACGGATTGAAGGTGTTAGCAGAAAATGCTCACGGCTTGGCCGCTGACTTGGTTACTTCTTAATAGTAAGCAATAGGAGAGGGGGGAGAAATCCCCCCTTTTTTAAATGATTCACAAAAGACTACTTAGCGAAAACAAAGACCAAGGCATCTCGCGTTACTGGCATGAGAATGCCGAAACTGGCGATGTGACCATTGAGACTGAACAAGATGTAACTGCAGTGGTGGAGGCCAACAAGGCCATCTATAACGCTGTGGACGAGAAGGCCAACTGGAATGGTGAGTGGCACTTGGTGGCATCCATCCCCGAAGCGCTTTATTACAAGATGAAGGCCGAGGGCAAGATCGATGATCAAGAGTACATGAAAAAATGGCTCAACGATCCAGACAATCAATTCTTTAGAACACGACCTGGGAAAGTATGAAATACATTGCAGTCTGCACGCCAGCGCGTGACATGGTCCACACCATGTTTACCTATGATCTTGTCAATATGGTGGCGTATCACACATTGAACACCAATGATGCCGTCAGCTTGAAAATATCACAGGGGACGCTTATTGCTAATCAGCGAGCTGAATTGTGCTTAGACGCGATGCACGAAAAATGCACCCATGTGCTTTTTATTGATTCGGATATGCGGTTTCCACAGGACATGATTGAGCGTTTGCTGCAACATGACTTGGACATTGTGGCAACCAACTGCGCTCGCAGACGTATGCCTACAGGACCGACAGCACAGATTTACAAAGAGAATGGCGAGCGTGAGCTGGTATACACAATGCCCGAAACAACTGGCCTGCAAGAAGTTGGCTCAGTTGGTATGGGTGTGATGCTGATCAAGGCCAATGTCTTTGCGGCTTTGTCAGAGCCTTGGTTTGAGACTCCATGGCGGCATGACAAGCGCGGCTACATTGGAGAGGATGTTTTCTTCTGTAAGAAAGCTAGAGATGCAGGCTTTAAGATATGGATAGATCACGATGTGAGCAAGGAAATAGGCCACATTGGGATGTTTGAATTCAAGCATGACCACACTTGGGTGATGCGTGAAATCCAAGAAACTGAAAAGGTTACCTGATGGCACTCACGACTTATGCGGAGCTGAAGACCTCGGTTGGCGACTGGCTAAACCGCACTGATTTGGCGACTGCCATTTCAGACTTTGTCAGCTTGGCAGAGGCTCAAATTGAGCGCCAGTTGCGTACACGCCAAATGATTGTGCGTGCCAATGCAACATTTGCGGCGGCTGCTGAATATGGCACTGTGCCTGATGACTTCTTAGAAACTAAGTCCATCAAGCTCAATACCAATC